CTTCTTGTCGGCCTTACTGCCCTTGGTCTGTCGGAGAAGTTCGTACTCTGCCAATCGCTTGTAGGCCTCCGTCATGACTCCTGGCTGCACGTCAACGATGTCCGAGATATAGAACGCTCGGTTACTAAGGGACGAGTCCACAGGCGAATCTAGGATGACCTGCGTTGAACTGCTGACGTACCGGATGATCCGCTGGGTCTGAACCAACGAGTCCGACGACAGGGACTTTAGCAGTTCCTGATCGTTGTTGATCCCGACCACCAGCGCAGCCCCGACGTGGCTGCTGTCGAAGATCGCGTGAGAGGACGTTGCCGTGGCTCCGGTCACTCCGATCGTCGCTGCGGAGTTACCGACTCGGTGGTGCTTCATCGCCTCTGGGTAACGCTCGAAGAACATCGAGAGTTCCATCCTGTCTTGGAACGGAGGCCAGATCGACAGCATCAGGTCGCCTTGGTTCCTCTGGTCCATCGTGATCGCACTGAACCTGCGGTCCAACTCCGAGAACCCAATCCACCTGTAGTAGTCCTGAAGGCTCTGGAACGAGCCACCCGACATGTCCTCGATCGGGTAATTATTCTTGCCGTCCGACAACGTTCCTCGCCTGCGGAAGTTCCTTGGAAGCGGGAAGAACAACTGCTCCATGTAGACATTCGCGTAGGTCCCGTTCTCCAGCGTGTCCACCGTGATTGTCTGCCCGTTGACGAGCAGTATCGGATAGACCTTGTTGCTTGCTCTGTCGATCCGGACGTGAGCCAGCGGTGCCCACGAAGGCATTGTAAACGCATTGCCCATCGTGAACTGCCCGTTGCTGACCGTGATCGACCCGAGGCTTACACTCCCAGGAAGCACAATCTTAGCCCTGGATTCGTAGTACCTGAACCCTTGGGTGGAATAAGACGTGAACGAGTTGAGTGCTTCTCGTGCGGCTTTTGTGGCTCTGTCGACAGAACGCGGCTCTGCTGGGTTGATCTCCTCCAGCAGCAGCAGGTGGTCTACGACTGAAGCAAGTGTGAGCAGCGGGTTCTTGCGGTCCATCGCTGGACGAAGTGCAAGGCTAGCACTCGGAGCACCTTGGATCACGCTTGGCACCTGTGCGATCGCGGTCAACGTCTTGGTAACAGAAACGCTCGATGCAGTGACGGTAACGGACGAGTCAGCAACCGATTCCCAATTGCTCGGTGGAGTCGTCCTGAGAGTGTAAGTTCCGGGATCAACATTGAACGTGATGACACCGGAAGTCCCGGTCGTTGCAATGAGGCTGGTCCCAACGAGTTGGAACTTGACTCCAGATACCACACCACCCGAACTGGTCGCAGTGATGGTCATTGCGTAAGACCCAGTCCCTCCGCCACCGCTCGGTGCCTGAGTCAGAGACGAAGCCTTCCATCGCCATACGCTTGAGACAAACTCAAGCATTGTGGAAATGGCATACATCACAAGCCCCATCGTTCCGGTGGCGGCCGAATAGGCACTCGACGCAGCGGACCAAACACCTCCCGCTATCTCCGTCACTGCCGAAGTTGCAATTGCGTCCGAATCGATAACGTCAGGCTGAAATTCGTGGACGTCGGCTGCTGCGTGTCCGGCTCCAGTAACCTTGACCGCTCTGGTTGTCGTATCGCCTACCAGAATCCGTTCGCCGAAAGATCCGTTTGGCCAGTTTCCGCCACCGTAAGGGCCAGAAATAAGCGAAGAAAACACTATGTCTGCGACCGATTGTTCGTCTACATTTCCAGCCCATTCGCTGACTGCTCCGTATGTTCCAGGCACCGGAGTTTGCGGCCGTACCTTGCCCCAAACCGAACCATCAACAGCAGAGGCCAAAACAGCAGGGTCGAGGATTAGACCTGTGCCGGTTTGCGTGAAGCCGGCGTAACCGTAGACGGTCCCGGCGGCGACGTTTTGGACGGCGGGGAGTGTCGGCGCGTTGGTTTGGAATGGGAAGAGCCGGCCGGAAAAGTTGGTGCCGCCGCCGGCCCAGAAGAGGGCGTCGGCGGTGCGTTGATAAATTGCGAGCGGCGCGCCGACGGTGCCTACCCCTTGGAGAAATGCGAGTTGCCCAAAGTTTTGGATTTGTAGATTGGTTGCGGCGGTGATGGATTGATTGAAGCGGAGGTACTTTCCGGCGGCGATTGTTGCCGATGCGTCTTGCCAAAAAACAGAACCCGATCCGCCGTTGAGGATTTGGGTGTTGCTGTCAATTAGTCCGTGGAAATAGAGTTGCGACGACCCAGAGTTCATAATGAAACAGCGGTCGGCGGTCATTCCTAGCGCAATGAATGCGCCGAAGAACCTAACCAACCCAGTGTGGCCAGCGTTAAACCGGCCGACGAATGTGCCGCCGGTAAGTTCGAAGTCGCCGTAAAAGTCGATCGATGCGGCGCCGGATAGTTCGAGTCGCACCGGTGAAGCGAGCGACGAAGTGGCGAAGGAGTTGGTGCCGGTCGAGCTGTGGGTCCATTTGCCGCCGGAGGCGTTGCAAAGGTAGTAGGCGGCGTTGGTCGTCGAAAAGAGAAGGCGGCCGGTGGTTTGGATCTCGCCGGCGGAGAGGTTGATCAGTGAGAAAAGGGTGTTGCCGGTGACTTCGCACAGGACCGCCGATTGAGACGCGCCGACGGTGGTGAGAATGAGCGTGCCGCCGGAAACGGAGGCAATGCGGCCGAAGGCGTTGGTGCCGGCGGTGACGGTCCAGCGGCCGACCAGCGTGAGCGTGCCAGCGGCCAGCGATTGGACCGCGAGCGATGAAGCGCCGAGGTTGCCGGTGAGGAAGAACCCGTTGGTCGCGGTGAGGGTGCGCGGGAGGCTCGCCCAGTCGATCCGGCTTGAGGCGTTGTTAAACGTGACGGTGTTAGCGACGAAGTTGGCGTCGATGGTGAGGGTGGCGTTGCCGATGATCAGATCGTCGCCGGGTGCCGGGATTTGGGCCGGCGACCAGTTGGTGGGGGTGGTGAGGTTTATCGCGCCGGTGCCAGTCAATGTGGGCATGTGTTACTCCATTCCAGCGAAAACGCCTCAATCACGTCTAATTTTGAAACTTGGCCGCTTTCAATTTTTTGACGCACAAAAGCTGACGCGGCGTCGAATTGATTTCGCGTTAGGGAAATTTCAGCAAGTCTGCGGATGGCTTCGGCCTCTAATCCGTGACGATTCCTATCCTCTCGGACAGACTCAATCGTTGGCTCCTGACTTAATCCCATAATCTGCCATCGCGGCCGCCGATCGACGCCCCAGGATTTCATTGTCTCCACCCTGACCGGAGTGAATACGGCTGGATCTATCTGACCAAGAGCATCAAGGATCTGCTGAACCTTCGGTTTCCCGAAGTCGTCTCCGCCAATCAAAATCTGATAGAAGTCCTCATACCCGTTGCGAACCAAGGACTGCTTCATGTCCTTGAGCGTTGACGAGTCGAAAACGTGAGCAATCCGATTTAGTTGAACCCACGCCGTATCGTCTCGCGACTTGTCAGCCGGGATTCGCTGCTCGACAACCTCAAGCAACTGGCTCAATATGACTTCCGCTGGCTGGGTCCAGTCAATCATCTCTGTCACTCTGTTCCCTTTGCTGGTCAACCTTAACGCCAAGGCAGTAGTCGCCTATGAGTCGGTCGGCTGAGAGTTTCTTGTAATTGCTATCAAGTTCGTAAAGCCTCTGTTCGACTCTTGAAAAACGACGACCAAGGTTGCACAGCAAACAGAACAGGAACATCGACAGCCCTATGTACCAAAGGCTTGTCATGTCCCCGCTGGATGCCCGCGACAATTCCTCATAGAGTTCCGGGTTCGATTGACTCTGCTGCTGCATGATCCTCCCCTTTCCACCAATGAAGCATTCTTAGCATGAGATTGATTGGATTCATGTCGTAAGTCGGTGCTGAAAGCAACGGCTCAAAAACCCATTCGTAGACAACTTGTACTATGTTCATTGCAGTTTCAACTGGTCCTCAAGTTTCTTGATGCGATCCTCGTTATTGTTGCACTTTTCTTCCAGCCTTGCCCTGTGCTTTTCACAGTCGATCGTGGCCTTGGTCAGATCGTCGATTACTTTCTTTCGCTCGGAATTGTCACTGGCGAGTTCTTCGATTCGATCCCTCATCAGAGAGACATTGGACTTGTACAAGTGCCCAACGACCGTGCTCACTCCGACAGAGGCACCACCAACTAGCCAGCCGATCCACTCCCAGAATCCTTCGACAGTTTCCGGAGGAGAAGTAGGGACCTCTTGCATCAAACTATCTCCCGATTAAATCGTGGAAGGTCTCGGTGCTAATAAAGCCAGTGTATGTGATTTTCCTCCCCCGATACTCGATCTCGATCCTCGGCGCTGCACCAACGAATCCCTCCGCTGCAACCTCCCTAACAGGGGCAATCTCATATCCCTGCTGCATCAGGACTGGCAACGTCTCCCTCTTGAGCCTCTCGCACGGAGGGCACCCTGGTATGGTTGTGACAGTGACCTTGCCCAGCGGTCTTGATGGAGTCACCGCTGGTGGCTGTCCGACGATCCCGTCGCCGCCACACTCTTGACATACCGCCGAGACGACTCCGTCTCCAACCCTTCCTGTGCCATTGCAGTTCTCGCACTTCCCAGATGGGCTAGGTGCTGGACTGGGGGCAGGTGACTGCTCAAGGCCTGTGGCACCAACGAGTGCCCATGCCCATCCCATCGACTGCCCTGTCGGCTGTTGCCCGATCGCGATCGATGACAGGTACGTCAGCGCGAAGGCGATGATCGCTGCTACGACTCTCATTGTCCAGTGACTTCCCATCCCGTGCTCCAATTGATGATTCGTGGTTGGAATCCGTTGATGCCCGTCACGGCGTAACTATCGCCTTGAGAGAGCATCCTGTTAGCTGTCGATCGATTGACCCACCAAGAGCACTTGGCCACCTCCGGGTTGGCTCCGAACTCAGCAGCGTTATCCTCTCCCTCTGAGTTGCCCCAAGACTGCATATTGGCCACGCCTACGGCCTCTCCGTCATCGTTGTACTTGACGCCGTAGAACGTCATGCAGTGATACCAAGTCCCCCTAGCATCCTTGAATCCGTCGCTTCGCCTCTTGCCGTCGAACCCGACGTTCGAGCAGACTGCGATCGCATAGCCCGACTCAAGCATCCGGACTGCATCTTCAAACGTCTTGACCTGAATGACTTCACGAGCAGGATACTTCTTGGCGATGGCATCGAGCTTCCCTTCATCTCGCTCACCGCCGCATCCGAAGTTGCCCCAGTTCTTGGCCTTCTTGGCGTCGTAGCGAACCAAGTTGTGCTCGCTGATTCCGGTGAGCTTCGAGTAGTCTTGGCGAGCGATGTAGCCCCACTTGCTAGCCCATTTTGCAGCAGCAGCGCCGTAAGATCCGTCGCTCCATCCACCGCGACTCTTACCGACAGCCTCGACCCTCGATCCGCCGTAGATCGGTTCGGTCGCCATGACGCCAGGCCATTCGATGCTCACCGACTTGGTGACGATGTCCACCGCCACGACCATAGTCCCCGCAATCTCCCATCCCCACGAGACGCAGTCGCCAATGCCTTGTGTAAAACGCTTCCACCCTGGTTCTAGTTTGAGCAGTGCGTCCGTCAGCAGGAACGTTCTCTTGGTTCCACGGAACCGAAGTCCGTCGAGTGCGACCCTCTGCTCCTGCGTCATCCGATTGACCGCTGTCAAAGGATCGTCAAGGATTCGCTCGACACCTTCCGGATTGGGAACCCAGCCTTGTGGCTTGTTCAGGATTTCAAGGCTCATCGACTTACCTCGTCAAGAACTGTGGCTGAACCGAGGAGTATCTTTGCGATCGCAATCCTGCGTCCGGATTGATCGATCTGGTCGCCTGCTGAACCTAACGCAGCGAAGGCTGGTCCAATTGCAGACCCAATCACGTCGCCTCCGCTGACAGCCTGCGACGGTGCCCGGACTATCAATTCCCTGAGACGGTCAATGTCGGCCATCGTCTTGAGCCTTGGGCCGGAAGGCTTGGTCGCATCCTGTTCTATGACGCGAGCCATGCCCAACAGCATCCCAGACCAGATTGCAGCGTCAGCCTTGCGTGCAGAGAAACCGTTGGTGAGCAACTGCCGGATATTCGGGTCAACGTCAACTGGAGGCAACGGGGGAGGCTTTGGTGGCCCTGGAGGCTCCGGTGGTTTCGGAGGCGATTCCTCTCCAACTTTTACTGCGATCGAGGACTGGTCGATGTTCGCTGTCCTGTCAGCAACAATAACCTGAACTCGATACGTTCCTGGCGTTCGGGTTGCAAAGATGACCTGCTTCCCGAACACGAAAGACCGGCCTACCAATCGCTCGTCAACAACGAACCGGAACCCCTCTCCGACAGAGGGCTCGGCATTGATGACAATGAGGTCGCCTGGCTCTGCCTGAGTAGGACCTTCGACAACAGCCTTGACCTCCGCGAAGCAGATCGAAGGCAAGAGCAGCAAGACTGACAGGAACCGGAACATGATGATCTTCTGTTGTTAAGACTGGAAGCTTAGGTGATATACACAATGCGACCCCGGGGTCGCATTACACCCCTATTAACAACTTGAGGATGATCGGCAGAACCTGCTCTATCAGGATTTTGAGGATTGCGTTCCAGTCGACCGCAGCAATAACGTTCCCACTGTCGTCCACTCCGATCGCATCGGACTCGACCAGTTCCGCTCTTGCCCGCTCCAGGATGGCCTTCTTCTGCATCTTTCGCAGAGGACCATTCCCTTTCATGATCCGTTCCAGACGACCTCGCTTAAACTCCGAGATGTCTGCATCCTTGATCGCTTGACTGAGCAGCACTTCGAGTCGATCGTCGCTGAACTGGTTGTCGCCGAAGATCTGTGGATTTTCCGTGACTTGAGGCTGTAGGACGACACCGTCTTGAGCAATCGCAGAGCAAGCCGTACAGGCCAAGATCAAGGCCAAGAGCAATCTGAACATGATATTCCCGATGTTTGAGAAGCATCTTCGGGCAGCGGTTGTGCCCGACTCAACATGAGGATAAGTGTCTGTCCAGTTCGTGTCAATCAATTCACGAAACTAACGTCCGGTTTTAATGGCGAAGTTTATGTCGTGAATTGCGTTTCGGAACTGATGATTCGGGAATCCAGTTGCGGGATATTCCCTGATCGACACCGATGCTCCCGATCGCTTGAGCGTTTCGTAGGCCTGACCGCTTGAACGGTACGTCAGCCTGTCTCCTTGAGTCCGGTAGATCGTGACCTTGGCTGAAGTCGACCTCGGGAACTGGATCGGTCCACCAGGAGAATGAGCGTGAATAGCGACAACATTGTCGTATTTCCCCATCTCGATTGCTCGCCTTGCTCCGAATGAGAACCCGACGATCGTGACGGGTCCGTTATGGCTCCGAATTGCCGACTCTAATCGCTTGGCATCGAGCAGCGGCCGAAAGTGCCTGACTCTTGGCAAGTGGCCTGAGATGGGCGTTCCTAGCCCTCCAACCGCAAAGACAACGGGCTGCCCGGGTTGTTGTGCCCGAGCAGCCCACGGCGTCAGCAGGACCAGCAGAATGGCTAGCCTCATGGTGCAGCCAACGCTGCTGCAATCTCGGCTGCGGCTGGTCGACTGTTGCAGATCATCCCGAGGATCGTCTGCTGCTGGCCTGACAATGCAGTACCGGCTTCGACCGCAGTCTCGATCCCCAACCCGATCGCTCGGTTGGCAGACATGAACTGAAGCCTTCGAGCGGTATCCGTTTTCAGGGTTCCGCTACCGGCATCGACGACATCGGCAACGTCGTCTCCGGCTGCTTCCGACTTGAGTCCATAAGCAAGTCGGCGACGAGCATAAACTGACAATGGCATGGCTACCTCTGAGGTCCGTGTTTGGCAATGACTTTTTCCCGCAACTCCGACTTCTTCAGTCGTTTGAGCGACGGGTCCTGCTTGATCATCTTATCAGCATACTGCTTGACAATGTCGTCTGCCAACGGAACGCAGTTTTTCGGGTCTAGCGGATCGTTTTCGGGTTGCCTGCCGGTGGCTCGAACGCCACCCTCGGATGACCAACCTCTCTTGTCCAAGAGTTTCTTGATGTACGACCGACCCTGTGCCCGGGAGACGTATGCCTCTGGGTCGCCCTTAAATCTGGCAAGGTTCGGGAAGTAAACCGCGTTCTTGTCCGGAACGAACCCGTGTCGCTTGCTAGCCTGAAGGTTCCTGTCCAACGCCTTCTGACTGCCGAATTGCTCGTACAGCGGCTGCATCCCCTGGAAGAACGTATCGTCCGTCGAGAGCACCGGACCCTTCCGGAGCGACACCATCGAGGCCAATTTGTCGCCCTCCCCAGACACCCTCATCCGGAGGTACTGTGCCCCACGGGTGACGATCCCGGTCAGCGGCTCCATGCACCGAGACAGCAACTCCCGGTCTGCGTCCGGGTAGCCTTTCCGGATTTCCTCAGCGTCCGGTGGTGCGAGCAATAGATCCCTGAACTCTATCCAGTCTGGGTTGGACTTGATGAACTCGCTGTAAAACTTCTTGATTGCCTTCTTCATTGTGGTTTCCTCGGCATTTGTTGTGCCTGTCGGAGTTTCGCTTCGTGAATCTCTCGCCCCTGCTGCATCATCGCCATGTGCTTGGCCTGACCCTGGAGGATCTCCGAGAGGGTCTTGGCTTCACTCGTGCGAAGATCCAGTTGGCTTTTGGCTGCATCGGACTCCATCTGCATCTGGGCCTTCTGGGCCTCGATTGCAAGCTCTGCCTCAGACATCTGGCCTGACGCCATTGCGGCCTGTGCCTCCGCTGCGGACTTCTGGGCATCGGCTTCGACCTGTGCCAACTGGGCTTGCTGCATCCTCTGCTGCATCTCTGCCTGCATCGGGTCAGGTTCCTGCGGAGGAGGAATCTCTGCACCTTCAAGGTCCGCATCGTGGTACTCAGCCCACTTCCGCATCAGGAAGTTGAACGGTTCGTAGTTTCCGGACGCCGCTCCGTACTGCTGCATGATCGGCAGGAACATCCCGGCAATCTGCTGGAAGTTGGCGATGTCCCTGTCTCGGTTTGGCCTACGGATCGATGCCGACTCGATCGTGTACTCGAACTGGCGAGTCACCAGTTCCACGTCCGTATTGACGATTAACTGGTCCCACAACGCTGCGCCGTACTGGCCGAACATCGGAGCCACGTCCTCGCCCCGGACGAACCATCGGGTCACAAAGGCTTCGCTCTGGGCAACCCTGCCCTGCCACTTGACCACCTGCTTCTGCATGAACTCCGGCCGGGCAGACACGGCACGGGACTTGGCGACCGTCTCCTCGGCTGTCCTGTTCTGCGTTCCGTCCTGGTTCAATCCGTAGACGAACTGGGTCAAGCCAACTCGCTTGTCGAACATGTCTGAAACGAACGCGATCAACTTGGACATGTCCTGCCTGGTTTCAGGCTGCTGAAGGACTGTGATCGCCTTGCTGATGTCGTCCACGCCGAACGGAGTCGGAATGATCTGTTGATCCTCGCCGTTCATCAAGTAGTCGCGGTAGTGCTCGACGTGCGGAGAGGCTACCGCCCAGAAGTCCCTGCTGCTCGTCCACACTCGGTTGGCAAGCCACGAGACCAAGAAGTTCAGCAACTTGAGTTCTCCCAGTCCGGGAGCCAGCGGTGCGATCGGCCACGAGGACTGAGGATCGTGATAGAAATCGAGAAATTCGACCGGCCACCTGTCGTCTGCCCATAGTGGAACCGGCCACGAGAAGGCGTTCCTAACGTCGTCGTCCGTGGCTCCTGCCCGGAACTTAGACGTGGGCATGTTCAACGGCCACGGCACGTCAGGACTGATCGCCAGATAGGCGTACTGCCCGACCACGTTCTCCATGTGGTTCTTGATGCCCTCCTCCATCGAGGTGTATCTCGCTCCACAACCAGCCTTGGAGTAGATCTCGTACCAGACGATGTTGTCTCCGGTCTGGCCTGCTTGCCGTCTGGCATCGCCTTCGTAGTCTGTATCCCACTCGGAATGCGACCAAGAACTCTCCAGAGTTGACTTGTTCTTCAGGCTGTCTCGCTCCAGCCCGAACCGCTTCTCGACCTCGTAGTGAGGCTGGACGTGTCGGATAGCCATCCACCGACACTCGTCGATCTGATTGAAATCTGGATCGGTCAGAACGTCGTAGGGATCGATGTAGAACGCTCCGGTCAGGGTTCGACCCGAACCTGGCATCTTGTAGTTTCGAGGCGTCAGGCAGCCTCTGCCTTTGATCAGAGCGTCGATGACCGCTCGCTCCGAGTGCCCCTCAAGACCACCGGAAGGCATCTCCCGTGGTGTGTAGTTGAGCCAGCCAGACATCAACGCTGCAACAGCCTCGTCCCTAGCATTCTCTGCCTGCTGTGCCTGCTGGAACTGCTGATATGCCATCATGCCTTGCTCGTCCGCACCAAAGATCCCCGGTGGGAGTTGCAACTTCCTCTTGGACTTGACCGTCCTGTGCGGAGATTCCCACATTAGGTTCGGCCCGAAGATAGCAACCAACTCGAACGCCTTGTTGATTGTGATCCTGAACCTCGGCAACTTGACGTTCTTCCAGAACTTCTTGCTGTATTCAGGGTCCCACATCGCTTGGGCTGAATTGGCGTAGAACATCGTGCATTCCTCCGCGATCTCCATCCATTGAGATCTACCCTCTTTCGCCCTCTCGATCTTAGAGATCCAGCCAGCGACAACCGGTCGAAGGAAGTCGTATTCTAGTACCTTCTTGTCCATGTTCTTTACTTGGTTTTCGCAGTAACCGCATCGTTGTGAGCGAGGTTACGTTCGGCCTCGGCTCGTTGTGCAGTCAACTCTGCTAGGTGGAGATGGTAGTGCTCTTTGGGAGGCTTGGTGCCTTGTGGATAATCCCAGGAACCGGAGTCGATCGAGACGCTGTTTGCTCGCTGTAAGTGAATCGGGTGCGAAACGTGGTGCGAGGACCGCTTGTGGGACGGCATCCCGAACGGAGGGAACACGACGAGTGTCACCCGCCCTGGTCCGTCAATTCGATTGACAATGCCCGGAACAGCATCCTCGAACGGACGCTCAGGATTCTGCCTCGCAGCATTGAACCAGACGACCGTCGTGCCAACCGGAGGGGTCGGGTACGGCGACTGTTCCAGTTGCTTCAGTTCTTCGATTCGACGCTTGATTGCTTCGGACGACATGATTACCTCGATTGTTACGAAAGTTACAAAACCTGAACGGATACAAACTAGACTCCAGCACCGAGCGTGACAACACCTTGCTCCTCGGTTTGGCCTCGAATTAACTGCATGGCTTTTCGGTACGCACTCGACCCTTGGCGTCTGTAGAGCGTTGGCTCGACGTAGGCCGTGCCCTCGATAAACAGTTGCTCCATGTGCGCTGCGGCGTATTCCGTGCAGGCCATCAAGTCGTACAGCCTCGGGTTGGCAGGCTCGTCCAGCACGGCATCGGAGTCAACGACGCGAGAATCCCGCTTCTTCATGTACTTGGTGAACTCACGCTTCGTCTCCGGACACTTGTCGTCAATGATCATCAGCGACGGAATGCCTACACCAGCCACAGGCTCCATCAAGTTTCTGACCGCTCGATACCGGGTCGTAGGAACGTCACACCCAGGCATGAAGTCGTAGCTCGTCTGGCGAGACACCAGCCCAGCACCACGGAATGCCATCGAGAAGTGCATCCTCGTGTTCGTGTCCCTACCCGCGTGCGTCTGCCTACCTGCCCGATTGTCGATGATGTGGCACTCGTAGTGCTTCGACCCACGCCTGTTCGATATGGCCTGTGCGATCGCCTCGGCAGTCATTCGCTTACATACCAACTCCCACTCGCAGATCATCACGTTGCCGACGAATACACCATCGATTTCATGCGGAGGAATGGCCCACGACTGTATCCCTGTCCGAGTGTGAGATGGGTCCATGATCAGGTATCGAGTCCAGTCGTTCGGCAACTCGCCAAGCAACTCGTAGATACTACGAAGTTTCAGATAGGCATTGGATCTCGTTGGTTCGTAGATGTGTGCATCATTCTTCCTGCGAAGGCAATGAACGTGATGGTCGAACGTGTACATCGAGTACGCATCCATGTTGACTTCGCCACGGTCTCGACGTGCAATCTCCTCCTCGCTGCCCATTCGCTCCAGAGACGCTTCTTTGTTCTCCTGCGATATGAACGGGTTCTTGCTCATGATCAACTGAACCCGCTGAATCCTTGGGTTCTCCTGGATCGAGCAGAGTTCTGCACGTTCAATCAACGAGATCAAGGCAGGGTTCTTCATGTGTGGCCAAACTGACCACAACAGCCACCCGTTCTCGTCCGTCAGACGGTCCTGCCATTCCTTGACGTGATCCGAGAACGCAACGTCCTCATCAATCCAGATACCAGAGATGGCATCGCCTTGCTTCGGCTGTGGACTCGTAGACGGGTATGCGTAGATCTTGGCACCATTTGTGAGTTGCACGCTCTTGAACATGTTTCCTCGCTTGTCCTCCCATTCCCAAGAATCTTGAATGATCATCCTGTCTGGGATTAAAGGCTCGGTAAGTTCAGACTCGCCGTTGCGAGCAGTGTCTGCCTTGCTAGCACGATTGAATGACCTCCAAAGACCTGTCTTTTCGTCTGGGATGCAGCGGAATTGTCCACCCATGCCAGACTGGAACAACAGCCTGTGGATCGTCTGGCCTATGTGGTTCCAGTCGTATCCGATTACCCAGTAGATTCTCGGGTAATTCTCATTCGCTACAGGCCACCGTGGTTTGAACACCTTGCCTGTCGAGTCCTTGATCGGGATACCAGTGACACGGCTGGCAAACTCCATCGCAACGCTCACGGACTTGCCGCTCCGCTTCCCCCCAGATACAAGCAACTCGATCGCCGTGCTGCTGTGAATAGGCTCCTGCTGCTCGTAAGGGGTGTAGACCCGAACACCCTCGCGAGCACGCCTGTTCTGCTCGATGCTGATCTCGGCTAGGCGTCTGAGGTCCGTCATGTCGAAGTCTCCACGCCGACAGTCTTAGCAATCGCTTCCAACTGCTCATCGCTGGAAGTCTCCTCGATCTTCAAGCCTAATCGCTTCATGCTCTGATTGATCGTGGACATCTTGGTCGGATCACCAGACGCCTCCAGCAGCATTTGCATGAAGGCTAAATCCTGTTCCCTTCGGATCTGCTCGTCCGTCAGCCTGCGTATGTCACTCTCGCTGTCATTCGCTTCGACGTTCAGATGCAGTTTGATGATCTGTGCCATCAACGCAGCAGCAGATGCAGGGACCTGCTTCCGTTCGCACAACTGGTCAACGATCCACACAAACTTCGATGCGAACCCCGTAGGACCGCCATAGAGTTTGTAGATCTCTGCGATCAGGTCCTTGACCTTCGGCATTGCAGCCACCGATCCGGTGGCGTTGACTAACTGATCTGCGATGTCCTTCGTCTGTGCTTCGAGTCGCTTCTTGACCTTGGCTATGTCAGCCCCGGTCAAGCAATACTCGCAAACGTCACCGTCGTCGATCGCTGGGAACTTGTCGATAGGCCACTGGTTCCCACAGGACTCGCAGGTCTGCAAAGCCATTGGACATCATCCTTGTCGGTTGACCTGAATGTGGACGATGCTGCCTTCTGCAACGCACTCGCAGTGCTTCAGATTCCACGTAAGGAAGTCGTCTGAAAAAGCCTTGGCGTGCTCATCGCTCTTAGTGAGCACTAGCATCTTGCCACCTTCCGTGACGTGCTTGAGTGCCTCAATGGCGTCAAAGGCGTTCTCTGGCTGGATCTTAGAGTACGAGTAAACGATGAGGTCAACGTCTTGTGGCTCAAACTTGCTGTAATTCGCCATCAAGATTTCTGCATATCTACCTCCGTCTTTCGTAGACGCCGAACTTCCGATCCTCTTTTCCTGAATGTTGGCTGCTGTCTGATTATCGACAATTCGATAGCAGTCAATGTTTTTGTTTTTGCAGATAACGGAATGCGAGACGATTCCTGTCTGGTCATTAAGCGTTATCACTCTCGCATGGCCAGGCGCTGCAATGCCCGAAGCGATCTGATTGACTCGCTCCAGCGACTCCTTCGATACGCCCTCCTTTGATAGATCCACCTTTTCGCCAAGAACGATCTCGGTCTGCTGGACCGGCTCATGCTCTGGCTCGTCCTCTCGGATTTCCATGATCGGCCCTTCATACGGAGGTAGCGAATCGGTCGTGTCAACGTAGACGCCCCTGTCGTGGACAGAGACGTTGCTCTCGACTGCGTGACGGAACATGTTGCAGACCGCCTCGATCGGAAGGTTCGTTGGCTTTCCGACGCACTTCGGCTTCCAGTGACCTGCCCACGAATCCCAGTTGCAGAACACGACAGGCTCGCGATGCTTGAGCACGCCTGCCAACTGGATCTCCCGAGTGTTCGTCACGTCCTCGGTACTCTCCTTCTTCGTCCTGCGGTGGTCGGTCTCGTAGAAGAACCAACCCTGCCTGTTGAGCAACTGAATCGCTCGCTCCTTCGTGTGTTTGCCTGCGAGCAACTCGTCGAGGATCTGCTCCTTCGGGTACGTCGGAGGGAACAGGTCGAAACTGTCCATCGAGTACATGATGACCCCGGTCGGACCCGCTCCGATCGGATGAATCCCAGTCATCATCGCCGCATGGTCACGGCTGTACGGCGTCAGTTCGATCGGTCCCAGCGGAGCGTCCGGATCTCGGGTCTCCTTGTTGCCGAAGTAAAAGACGTAGACGTTCTCCAAACCGCCTCGAATGTCGTCCGGTGGAGGCCCGCAGTACGGACAACAGACCACCGTTGGCAACCCGTGGATCTTCCTCTGGTACAGGAAGTGGAAGCTCGAATCCCAGAAAGGCTTCGCCTCTGGATTGTGACCGACGTACTTGTCGATGAAGTTGTCCGAGTCGAGCATGATCAGAACGTCGTAGCCATTGTCCTTGGCGTACTGAACGATCTTGTTTCGCTCTACGTCCAGCGGAATGTCGCCGAACCTGCCCCAGTCAAAGCGTCCTACACGCTCGTCCTTGCTGGCCTTGAGTGCCGTCTCGGCAAGCCAGTCGGAATGGGATGGGATGATCGTTGAAACGCTACCGTTCCCGCCGAAGGTGAGGAACGCAACGAACACGTCTAACTTAGGAACCTGCATTGTTGGCAGCCTGTGTTGGTGAAGTGAAACTAATCTCCGAACCTAATTGCGTCGAAAGCACTGCACATTGCCTCTCGGACCTTGCGGACTGCTACCGACTGGTCTGAACTTGGCTTCGAGTTGGAGACGATCGTCATAGCCAAACGCTTGGCGTCCATCCGGATCTGTTCTACTTCAGACCCGTCCTTCTGCGCAATGTTCGGCTTGGACTTGTCACCAAACCATTCGTCGATCTGTTGTCGCGAAATAGCCATCTCAAAACCTAAGTTAAAACCCCGATGGGGCCTGTACCGTCTGGCGATACAGACCCCATCGCCCGTCAAGAGTACAGGATCAGCGAACGTCCAGGTAGGCCAACATGTTTGCGTTGGTCTGAGCCGTGGTCATCGCTGAAACAACCCGAGCGAATCGGTTGACGATCGCCGCTGCGGTGTTCGTGGTCGCTGCGGTCGCAAGGACAGCGGGACGACCGGCAGTCGTTGCGCCGCTCGTTACCGCAGTCAACGCCACGAGAACGTCGCCTTCATTGAACACGTTCCCGGCGTCTCCGGCGAGAGGCGTCTTGAGCAAGACGTGCCCCTTGACGATCAGCCAGAACAGGTCGTTGTTGGCAACGCCGGTCGATGGCAACTGATCGTCAACAACACCGGCAACTTCGCCTGCCGTGGCATTCGTGTATCCATCGACCTGCCTTCGTCGCTGCCCAGTTTTCCACCGGACCTGTCGTCCGCCAAGAAGCGTTCCACCGGAGACGTTCCGAACCAAGATCGCTTCGACGACATCGTCGCTTCGCTTGATCCGAACTCCGGGGCCGTCCGGGTAGTCATCGGCAAAGGCCATCGGGTGCCCCTCGATCGCCTTGGAACTGTCAATGTTCGCAGGGGTCCCGCCGTGGTAAGTGTAACCTCGCTTCGGCAGGCCCGTGACTGTATCAGCCATCGTTAAATTTCCTCTTTTGAATGAACTTGAAACAAAAGGTCAGTATCGACTGACCAGCCTGCTTATGCGTAAGACTTGATCTTCGCGAAATGCTTCGGCTTGTACTCCACGTTTCCGTAGAATCCGATGCCCCACAGGTACGACCAGTTGCTGCGTGGGTCCTTATCAGGGCCTTCGTACCAGAACAACTGCGGAGTCAAGGCGTGGATCTTCATCTGATTGACGTTGATGAAGTATCCGGTCCCAACTGGGCAGTCGAAGTCCGGGTAAAGTCCGACGCCGTCTTGATTGAGCGTCATTCCGAACCCAAGGTCCTCCGACTCCTTGTGAGGAACCGTGATCCTGGTCTTGACTTCCTGGGCGTTCTTGTAGCCCTGGAACAAGTCCGAGGCCATCGCTCCAAGCGTCGGCATACCGTCATCGCCACCAGTCGTGGTGAGCCAGGTAATGGCCTGAGAAACGACTCGCCAAGCGTTGGCTTCCCAAGTCGTCGCACCAGTGCCCCAGTTCGAGGACGACCAGTTGATCAACTTCGGTGAGTTGAAGTCGTACTCAGAGGTTCCGGAACCGTCAGGCCAGTCCGTCGCGATCGTCGCGTTGGGCTTGGTGCTCAACGCACTCGACCACGAACCGCCGTAAGCGCCGAGTTGGGTCGACAACTGACCCAAGCCGTAGGTATCGCTCGGGACAGCAATTCGGTCGGTGGCCGCACAGGTGCCTGCACCCATGAAGGTCTCCAGACCGTGGATCGCATTCTCGCGACCAGCAAGACTGCCGTCACGATACAACTCGCCAGCGAACGTGTCTGTGATCGCTTTCCGCAGGTTGTTCGTCTTGGACTGGAACAGGTTGACCAGTTGCTCAGTCCCTCGGTTCATGAGGTTCTGCTTCTGGGTCAACGTGTCGGTCCCGACATACGCACCCCAGTCGATCGACACCTGTCGGTACGCCCGGTGGTTCGAGAAGTCGAGGACGGAACCGTCGCCGTTCTGCGTGATCGGAGGCTGACTGAACTCTAGCTGCCAAACGAGTTCGGTCCCGCTCGCATTGAACGCGACTCGACCTCGCTTCTGTGCCTGTGCAAGCAATAGCCGCTTGCGCATAGTCATGTCCGAAGCACCCTTCATGTACTTCGGCATTGTGGTTTCGACTATGCCAATCCACTCGTCTGCTGCCATCTTTTAATCCTTACCTGGAGAGTAATTGAGACCGGGTGAACAAAGTATCCAGATCAGCTTCGGTGTTGATCTGAAGGCCCGGGTCCACACCCGGTCCAGTAGCGTTTGGCGAGTATGCGTTTGCATTCCTCGCCTTCTCCAGAAACGATTGTTGCGGACTCTGGCTTGGTGGAGGCACTGCCGGTGCGACAGGTGCCGGTGCAGGGGCTGCCTGCTTGCTTGTTCGGTTATTGAGGCCCGTGATGAACAAGGCCTGCTGGATCGCTTGGCTAGGCTCTAACCCTTGGGCGTACATGGCCTGCACGGCACTGATGAGCCTTTCTCCATCTTGGGTTGGTACCTGCTGCTTCGTGACCGGATCTTGCGTGTAGATCCACGAGGCGTTCTCCGACTCGAACTTCTCGATCACGTTTTGAGTCGTGGTCTGGTTCTGGATCTCTGCGATCCTCTGCTGGACAATCCGGTCGACTTCTCGAAGGATCGGGTCCTTGGTGACGTTGTAAACGTCTTTGTAAAAATTGCTGCGGGTGATCCCCTGCCACTTCTGGCTAATTGCCCGAGCGGACTCGTTCATCTTGGGCAGGATTGGGTTGGCAACACTCTCAAACCCAGGCTTGGCGATATACATGCCAGTCGCTGGGTCCTGAGTAACAATGCCGCTCGTGATCGCCTGGTCGTATTCCGGCGACCAACTGACTCCCCACTTCTCACCGAAGTAGGCGTCTGGGTCAAATTCGTCCGACTTCTTGACCGGATCTGCCTTTGCAGGCTCTGGAACGGGCTTCTGTGCAGCCATCTGCTGCTGTGCCACTTTGAGTGCGTGCATGTTCTGCAACGCCACCAAGAGGGCTTCCTCGGCACTGGATTCGTCTGCGATGTCGAGGCCCATTTGGCGAGCAGACTTTCTCAGAATCGACAGCGTATCGTCCTGTCTTTGCTGTGGAGGCTCGACAGCAGGAGGCGGTTGTACCGGAGTAGGCCCCGGAGTCGGCAAAACAGGGTCTGGCTGTGCGGGAGGAGGCTGGACTGGCTCAACTGGAGGAGGACTCGAAGGAGCAGGCGTAGGGTCAGCGACCGGAGCCTGTGGTGCAGGTGCCGTAGCAGTCGCAGCAGCAAGTGCATCGGTGAACTCGCTTCCGCTCAACGTCGAATCGTCATCAAGTCCCATCAGATTACCCAAAGTGTGCGGTTGTTACGCAAATCATTACGCGACTTTCAATTCGCGAATCAGATGTATTTAACACACTTGAACAGTGGTGTGCAACTATCTTGGGAATTTCTAGGAAAAATCACTTGATTAAATTTTCTGTCGCGAATATGACATTAAGTATCAGTCTTTTCGTTACTCAAACCGTAAATTGGAATTACAATGATAGCCGTTGATAAGTTGTTCGACCCGAAAGCAGCACAGAAGATGATTTCCGAGGCTGCACTGCACGATGCTCCGATGAAACGACGCAAGGTCACGGCGTTGCCGACCATCAACACCCGTCGTGAAGGTCCTCCTGTAGCCTTCGCATACGGTCGTGTCTCATCGTTCTCGCAGTACGAGAAGGACAACTCGATTCCAGACCAGAAAGTGCGTGCGAAGCGGTACTACGAGATGTACCTGAAGGACAACGGTGTCGTCTGGGGCGACTTCCACGAGGATGGAAAGGGGATGTCAGCCAGCAAGACCCCGTTTGTGGACCGTCCTGCCGGAAGAAGGCTGGTCAATCAACTCCGACCAGGAGATCACCTGATCATCGACAAGATCGACCGAATGTGGCGCAAGGTTTCCGACTTCTGCCGGATGACCGACTGGTTCGCGGAGAACAGGATTACCCTCCATATCGTCAATATGAACGGCGTTTCGCTCAATAGTGACACTCCGATGGGCAAGGTGATCCTGACCATGATTGCGAGCTTCGCAGAGGCTGAGGCCACCATGCTGTCTCAGCGCATTCGGGATGGATTGTCGTCTAAGAAGATGAACGGCGAACCTACTCAGTTGATGCACGGGACTATGGCCGTGACCAAGAACAACCGGGAATACGTTGTCTGGGACATCGAGAAACGCAAGATCATGAAAGAGGTTGTCAGGCTTCATGACGACGAGCACTACACGTTCGTCGAGATCGCAATCGAGATGGAGAACCGGCGCAGGGTTGAGGCTGGACTCTCCAAGATGACTCCAATCCTGAAGAAGATGTGGATCACCCAGCCTCGGAAGATGATGTGGGTCAGGCCCTACTGGATCGAGAAGGGTATCAAGATACTCGGGATTACCGACCCGTCTCAGTTACCGAGGTACTCGAACTTGTTCTCGGTTGCAAAGAAGTTCAACGCAGAGACCATGCCTGACTGGGAGAATGTCAGGCTTTCAAAACTGGCAGGACGCAAGTCAATGATCAGCTAAGTGATCAATTGCGTACTGTGCAACAGCCAGGGCTGACCATGCGTGCGACTTGACACGGTAAAGTGGCCCTGGCTCCTTCTTGGTTCCAATCGCTTTAGATCCGCCGTACATGTCGATTAACGCCTGCCTGATGTTGCCGTCTTTGGCCCTGGTGGTTCCGCACAAATTAACCTTGATCTGGTTGCGGTAGACCAGCTTGGTCACTCCTGGCCAAGCCTCCATGAACCTGCCTATCCACACGCAGGTCTCGAATACCTCCTTGCCGACTGCCATTCCCATCGATCCGATCATTTCCATTGCTAAGATCGTCGTCGGGATGCGGTCAAAGTGCTCGCGGAGCATGAGTTTTAAATTAAAATTGTCCATGACTCCGCAGTCGTGGATGAGGCCTGCGTCGTTATCGATGATGACGTATCCGCTCTGGGTTGTTCCTGGGTCTATTGCGAAGATCATAGCATCCATTTCCTTATGTCCTTGAACAGCCCTTCGATAACCATCTGGCTCCAAGTCTCGTAAAGATCAATCTCACTGACGATCTTGCTGATTGGCTCAAGCCTAGAATCAACAATGCTCGGATCTTTCGGCTCGATTGATGGTCGATGAAGTTCCATCAAGCCAAGAACTCCAAGGTGAACTCGTCCAACCTCGTTCGATGGGTCATATATCGTCCCGAATACAGACTTTCCGTTGTATTCGCCGACGCTAACCTCCTCGTGTATTTCTCGCTGCATTCCTGTATCAAATGGGCATATATACACCGGCTTTGTGTCCGACTCGTTGATGTGTCCACCGATCCCTATGGACCTCTTGGAGTGCAGCCTGCCTTCTCCACCCTTTGCTCCACGGCAATAAGAGAAAACATTCACACCAGATCCGTCCGGTGGGCGATAGAAGAACACGACATAAGGGATGATCTGGAGATAATTCGGATCGGACTCTGCAACCGATCTTGGAAGAAACGTCTTAGCAAAGAGTATAGGATCGAGTTTTGTCATGCTGAAAAATGATAGCCCCGCATTTTTGGTAAAGACCTTGGCTCTGTTAGCCGGTATCACCAAAACCTGTTCTTCCGACTCCATCTCTCTCTCCCGTTAGATTGTGTGGATAAAAAGCGATGCCAAGGTTATTAGCCTTGGCATCACGGTCCATTCTCTGGGCGTCCTGGAAGTACCGACGCTGAATGGTGGGGAGTGCTTGTTTACCTTGTCTCGCTACCCGTAGTTAGCAAGGGGCGTCCGGTGCCAGCATTCCACGACAGTCGGACTTTGTGACGCAACGTCACGATTGACTCGTTTGCGACACTAGGTATCATATCAACTGTCCCAGGATAACAAGACCTCCATGATGTTTTTTTACAAATGACCAAACTTTATTCCATCTCCGAAGCCGCTCGGATACTTAGCCAGTCTCTCGGTCGACGGATCGTTCCTCGATCCCTGCATCGGTCCATAAAGAGAGCCAATGTCGATACCGTTGTGATCGGCAACTCCTACGGGGTCACGATGGCTGACGCTAGGAAGGCTGCACTTGCGATCAGAGAGATCAAAAAGAAGTCCGACGAGAAGGATTAAACGCTCGGTTTCTTTCAGTTCTAACACCGGCAAACGAACTTAGGCCGACTACAATCAGCCGTAACTCTTTTTGCCCTTACAGCCCCATCGCTTTCTGGAGATGTCGTTCGGGCATGGAGGGTTGTCACACTTAGGGATGCCTGCGGACCTGGCGCAGTACGCATCACCCTTCGCGGTCCCAGGTTGTGGAGTTCGGCCTGCTTGGCCTACGCTCCTCGTCTTGCCATCGACAGTCACTCGGACTGCCTTGCCTTTGTTCGGCTTGCCTGCCATCTCGATTGCCTTGTGTTGGCGTTGTGGACTCGTTTGAGAAGCCTAGCGAAACTACTTCTTCTTGCAGTTCGACTTGGCCTTGGTGCTCATCGCAGCAGCGACAGCGACTTTCTGAGGCCTGCCAGACTTGATCATCTCTCGGATGTTCCCTGACACGACCTTTGAACTACAACCTTTCTTTAACGGCACGATCACCTCAGATTGTAAAAGAAAAAGGCTGGTCGCCCTCGTTAGAGGAGTGCCCGGGAGGAAAGCACTTGCGAGTTCGCAACGACCAGCGATCTATTCGGCTACTTGCAGCTTCCCTTGCCGCCTTTTCCGCCCTTCCCGCCTTTGCCGCCTTTCATCCCGCCCTTCATGCCAGCGGGGTAAGCAGTCCCTTTCTTCATCGAATCGTCCTCGTTTGCGTGGGTAATTGAACAGTCCAACAGTTTGGATGTCGGTTTCAGGCTACGGGAACACCAAGCACAAGTCAAGCATCAGGAACCGGCTCTATCACTCTGGCAAGGACCAATTTGTCGTAGTTCTGGATGTGGAACTCACGCAACGCCTCTCGATTGATTGGCTTGGGATACCAAACCGCGTAGCCCTCCCAAGTCATGACTGTGGTCAAGTTCATCGGCACTCCGTTCCTTGTGACCCAGAAGTCCGCAACGTAGCGCCCAAACTTCTCCTGTTCCTCCTTGTTCCTGATCTTGTGCGTCTGGATCATGTACTCCTGACCGATCACAAGCATCTTCTGGACGAAGGCCTTGGCAGCCTCTCCTACAGCCCTGATCCTTGGGTCTGGATCGTCAGTCTCTGCGGTGTCGATCTTCCTCAGCCTCAGTGGAACGTCGTGCTTCCAGTCGCTGAAGCCTTTGTCGATGTCCACAACGATCGTGTCACCGTCCTTGTGGCCCCTGATGATGCAAGGATATTCCCTGGTTTTCATTATTGACATCGTCTACTCTTGCTCGCTTTTAATGAGTTCCTTCA